CGAAAGATCTGGGGATTGCGCCTCATATTTCCTATAGACAATCTTTGATTTATCGCTCTTGGAAAGGCCAAGAAGAACTCCATCGTCTAAGCTGGCTCGACCTGCACGTACATCGTCTTCCAGCTTCTTTGTTAATGTATTATCAATACTGACAGCGGGCTTAGTTGAGGGACTCAGCATGACATGCTCCTTTATTATATACCACTGATGGTAATTTGACAGTCCGAGCTTGAAGAAGCCAATGCTCCTTCAGCCTTATTACCCATGCTACAGGACAACGTAAGCCCTGCAAAATGGAACGAGGTGCCTTCTACACTTACATCTACCTTGCTTTCCCAAATAATAGTAGTGCCATCCTTGACAGTAATGATAGAATCCGCATCGCCATGACCAGAAACAGCAGTGACGATATACATTCTATTATCTTGAGCCGCCTTAGTCGCAGTCGCGCCAGAGTCGGTACCTGCTTTAGTTGCACTCCAATAAGATTCCATTGTTTTCTCCGTTAAAAAGGGTGGACCAATAAGACCCTCAAGGATTAAGAGTTAAGCCCAAACTTACCAGCCCACCCCCATTCTATGCTGTGATCTTAAAATCATCAAGAATACGCTGCATTCTCTTGTGATAGGTATGTCCTGTGCGAACTTTTTCATGCCCTGCTTGGGCTATCTTCTCTCGCTCCATTGGATTTTCTAAATAATATTTTGTCTTGGCAACAAGCTCTTCCTTGCTTTTGTATCCTACAAAATGTTGTTCATCTTCAAACCCCAAATCATCTATTCCCTCTACGTCCGTATTTGTCAATAAGCATGTTCCCGTAGATAGAATTTCAAAGAATCTCATATTTAAATCATTACGGATGCTTATATTGAATCCAAGCCTACCACGAATTATCCGCACTGCCATGTCCTCAAAAAAGCACTGCCATGCAAGCCAAGAATTTGGAAAGTGTTTAAAGGCATGGTCTAGCCACTCTATCCTATTGTTAGACTCCTCTGTCCCATCGCCTTCGTTTAAAAACCCCACAAAAGAAATATCATATTGCTTGTCCAGCCCCTTGCCCCACGTATGATCATC